TTTTTCAACTACTACTATTTTTTCATTATGAAATGACTTCATATTTTCACTTCTTGTTCCTAAAGATAAATCTATTAACCAATTTCTATATGAACCATCTTCATATAAAGGAGCTGTATCATCGTGCATAATATCTAATCCTTCCGGAATTTCACCAATAAATGTTTCCCAAACTAGTCTATGAATATATTTATGAGTTTTTTCAATACTAACACTTGTGTATTTTTGTCCATTACGACTCTTATATTCATAAGAAATTATCCCATGACAATTTCTACATCTTCCATGTGTAGAAATAGCATATCTGGTATAAATTGGATGAAATTTCCATTCTTCATTATCTATTTTGATTTCATAATCATCAAAATAAAACCCATAAGCTTTATATTCAGGAATACTAATAGCTCTAGAAATTTTAGCAGCTACTGTTTTTAATTGTGGTTTTTCGTATTTTTGAATTATTTTATCAATAATAAATTGAGCGCATTTATCCATATTTTTAAATAATCCAATTGTTATTAAATCTTCCCTGTTATTTTTATTATCTTGTGGTGGTTGTTTCATTAAAATAAATCTTCCATTTTTTCCACCATTTTTCTTTGCATTTTCAACAGATTTAATCTGTCCTTTTCGTGAATTAGTGCTTCTGTCTAACCACATTAAATTTGTAATAGTATTATTAGATGGATCATTGTCAATATGATCGATTGTTTCTAGTGGAGGAACTTCTGGAAAAGCAGAAGCTAGAGCAATATGAGTTTGAAGATAGTTAATTGATTCTCCATTTTGAGATAATTTATAAGATTCAAATGTAGGAAGAATTATATCTTTGGTTGTTTTATTTCTAACAAGAAATGGGGGATTTGCGGGAATCCATTCATTATTTTCTAAATCTATATCTTTTTCACGAAATAAGATTTCATAATTAGGTTGAGGACAAATTAATGATATATTATTTTTTTTACAAGTTCTATGAGCATACACAGGTAACCAACAATCATATTTTATTTTTCCATAAGGATGCGTTGAGTTCATAATTATATAATATAAATATGAACTTAGTCTTTAAATCAATTTTATTAATAATTTGTTAGGAATGGAATTTTTTAAACATTTTATGGATAAAAAATACAAAATTATCCAATAAACTTAATTTGAGTAAGCAAGTCCACCCATTCCGCTCATAATACGGAGGACGTTGTAGTTAACAGCGTAGACACGGACTTTGGCGGTCGAGACACCTTGGACTGTAGCATTGGAGAGGACTAATTGTAAAGTGGCGTTATCAATACGCGAGAAATTGCACGTGCCACTGGGTTGATGTTCCTCAGGGCGGAGGGCAAAAGAGTATACATTAATACCGGTATCAGGCGCACGTGTGTGATGTTGGAAAGGTTGGACTAAGTCAAAGTATGTACCTTCACGCTCCGAGAAGCGGTCTTGTCCGTTAAGTTGTAATTTAGCAACTACAACTGGATTTTCACCCCAGCAATGCATATCTAAAGCAGTTTCGGCTAAGACGAAGGTTCCGGCATCAGAGACACCAGAGTCACCCGAGCCATCTACTCCAGTGTGAGCAGTTCCAGCAGTTACATCATTGGAGAATGGATCTTGGAATAAGCCACTTCCATTGATGAATTGATTAGTTCCAGAAACAGCATCAGAACCACCGAAGGCATGGACAGCATTAGGTAAAGCATCTAAGGCATCGGTGTAATTGAAAGGTTGAGCACCCATAAGAGCATTTAAAGGTTCACCTTTCGCTAACGAAGCACAATAGTCAACATTGGCATCAGGTTGGACAACCCAGATTAATTCTTTACAGGGATGGTTAAGATTAAGTTTAATTTTGTTGGACGACGAACCAACCGATTCATCACCAGTGAATTGTAATTGTTCAATTAAGTATTCATGGGGATTTTGTGCCATACGTCTACGTTCATCGGTGTCTAAGAAAATATAGTCAACATATAAAGAAGCAGCCGCTAACGATGTTTTGTAAGCATTTTCAACTTTTTTGCTGTTTAATGTATCTAATGTATCAACAGCCCATAAGCATTCTTCAATATTACGAATATCTAAGTTAATTTTGACTTCATGGTATTGTAAAGCAATTAAGGGAAGAGCAAGACCGGGGTTACGGCAATACCAGAATTGAAGAGGAACATATAATGTGGTTTCAGCTAAAGCATTACGGGGAGCGCAAACTTGGCGGACACCGTCAGCAGAGCAAGGTCCATCAACCGCGGCAAAAGTTGGGTCGCAGATGTATGTTAATTGGGTGGTGTTACCAATCATTTTGTTGTAACCACGTTCTTGTTCGCTCGATAATGTTAATTGATTCCAGATATGCATCCAGTCACCGTATTGACGGTCGATGCGTTGACCACCAATTTCAACTTCAACTTGAGCGATTAATTGTTCTCCGGGGAAATCTAACCATCTGGCATAAACATCTTTTGTACCATCATTATTTGCCATACCTTGACCAATTTCTGGTAAAGTAATTTGTAAGTATGTACGGTAAGCTAAATCACCATTGCGCGAAATAGTGCAAGTAACACGGCGACCGAAATCAGCTTGTCCATTGAAAGTTTGTTCAATGGATTCCATCGCGAAGTTAGTGTGACGACGGTAGGTGACTTTCCAGAAGGTAATTTGAGGATTACCAGTTAAATAAACATCTTGAGCCCCGTAGGCAACTAATTGCATAAGACCTCCAGCCATTTTTTATAATATTGGAAAAGAAAAAAAAATTATGTAATTTAATTTAATTAAATTTAATTTAATTGACTAAATATGAGTAATTAACATAAATTTATTCATATTTTTATAAAAACTCTAATACTTTTGTATTAAAACTTATATAAAATTTTAAAGATTAAATAATATAAATAATGAAAAAATATAAAAATAATAATGTTACATTAGATAATAAACACAGTGAATTATTAAAAAAATTTAAAAATAATGAACAAGTATTAATTCCTAAATATAAAAGTGAAATTGAAAAACTAGAATTTATGCTAAATAAATTAAATATTAAAATAGAAACTTTTAAAAATCTAAAAAAAAATGTACCAAAAAAAGATAGTGATAAAAAATCAAATATAGAATCCAATATAATTACTGTAAAAAATAAAATATATGTTTTGGAAAAAGAAAAATCTGAATATTTTCTAAATAACTCTAAATATATATTTAATTATTTTGAAGAAAAAAAAAATATTGGAACAAATGATTCTTCAAAAAATATAATTAATAATAATGAGGAAATTATCAACAACAAAAAAAATAAAATCAACATTTTTTTTAATATTGATGAAAGCGATTTAGAAAATAGGAATTTAGTAAATATTAATGATAATGTAAATGTATTAAAGAATAAAAATAGTGAAAAATATTTCTATAATGTTAATAATAATTTTTTAAATAATGATAATTATTGTTTTGACCACGATATATGCATTTATTGCAAAAAAGGAGAAATGATTTTTGTAGAAAGCGAAGGACTTAGTATTTGCAATAATTGCTCTAAAACTATGAAATATTTAATTGAAAATGAAAAACCATCATACAAAGAACCACCAAAAGAAGTATGCTTTTATGCTTACAAAAGAATTAATCATCTTCGCGAAATATTAGCACAATTTCAAGCAAAAGAAAGTACATATATACCAATTGAAGTTTTTGAAAATATAAAAAATCAAATTAAAAAAGAACGCATAGAGCTTACAGATTTATCAAACAAAAAAACAAAAGAAATATTGAAAAATCTTGGTTATAACAAATATTATGAACATATTCCATATATAAAAGATAAATTAGGTATTAAACCACCTGTTATGTCTCCCGAATTAGAAGAAACCTTATGTAATTTATTTATGGAAATACAAAAACCATATACAAAATATTGCCCACCAGATCGCGTTAATTTTTTGAATTATTATTATACACTTTATAAATTATGTGAATTATTACATGAAACTAAATTTTTACAATATTTTCCTATGTTAAAAGATAGAGAAAAACGTATTGAACAAGACCAAATATGGAAAAAAATATGCGAAGAATTGGGGTGGAAGTTTATACCAACGCTATAGAGTAGGGGATATCCCCTATGACCCCTTTTCAAAAAAAAATTGATTTATTAATTTTATTAAACTATTTAAAATTAATAAATAATACAAATTATACTTATGGGTTCTAATATTTCATTAGAGCAATCTACCAATAACATTTTAGAAGTTAACACAAATAATAATCAAACTAATAATCAAATTAATAATTTAAGACCAAGTTGGGATGAATATTTTAAGCAAATTACTTATTTAGTTTCCACGCGTTCATCTTGTGAAAAATTAAATGTAGGATGTTTATTTGTAAAAGACAATCGTATTATAGCACAAGGTTATAATGGATATATTGCTGGGTGCGAACATAAAATGGTTATAAAAGACAATCATAATATTGGAACTATTCATGCAGAACAAAATGCAATAACAGATTGTGCAAAGCGTGGAGTTTCTTGTGATAAATGCGTTGCATATATTAGTCATTATCCGTGTTTTAATTGTATGAAATTAATGGTATCGTGTGGTATTTGTGAAATAAAATATATAGATGATTATAAAAATGACCCTTTGGTAAAAGATTTAGCAAATGAAGCAAAAATACAAATTAAAAAATTAGATAATTAATAGTCTATTGACTTACGTGGTCATTTAATTTGTTAATACTTTTTAAAAGAAAATAAAAAATTAATGAAAATAGTCCGCTATTAAAAAAGTATCCATATAAATTCGGATTCCCATCAGTTCCAAATAAAGAAGGCAATATTTTTTTTATATTTTTTTTAAATATTGGCAATTGAAATAAGAAGTATAATATTGCAATTAAAATAGGTAATTGAAATTCACCATATAATGCATCCAAATTATCTATTTGTTTTTGTGCATTATTATTTTGCATAATTAAATTTTCAGGTGTTTGCATATTATTAATATAATCTTCGTGACTAGGTGGTGGTGGTACAAAATTTGGTTTTACTTCAACATCATTTGCATTTTGACTAGGATTCATAGGAATATCACGAGTAGGTAAACCTGTTGCTCCTTGAGAACTGGCTTGTTGAAGTTGATTTATTAATTCGTTATAATTAGCTTGAGTTTGTCCTTGCATTTCCATATTTTGTCCTTGACTTTGAATTTGTGGTTGTTGTTGTGTTTGCATAGGATTTTGCATAGGATTTTGCATAGGATTTTGCATTTGACTATTAGATTCATCAATAGTATCTGTTTTTGTTAAAACAATATTGTTCATTGAGGAAGCATTCATCATATTTACATTTTGTGGAGGATTTTCAAATCCATTTCCCATTTGAGGACCAGAAGGTAATTGATTAATAGATGTTATTCCTTGTTGACTATTAGGTTCCATACTTTATTTAATATTATACTAAATAAAGTATTAAAT